AACACGTCAAGTGCTGACTCGACATTGATTACTGGTGACTTTGTTGTATCGAACTTCAACACGATCTCTCGTGAGCTGAACCTATCCTTCGAGGAGTGTCAGGTACAGCTGAAGACCCAGGCCAGAGTCGTGCCTGGTGGTGTTGTCTGCCCGATCTACATTCGAGCAATAGATACAGTTTTCATCTATTGCGAGTCGGGTGTGAATGCATTGGGAAACATGCCAATGACGTTCAGTCTTCTTCGAGACTGCGTCTTCCGCAATCAGGTCAATGCGACAAAGGGTTCGATTGGCTTCGCCGATATGCGAGGTTGCTATTTTCGTCGGGGGTTTGTTGGGGATCCAGGGATTGCTTCGATGGTAAGTGTGGGAGTCTTCCGTGGATGGGAAGTCAACCATCTCAAGTATGCGTTTGATGTCTCGGCCTATCCGCAAGAACTTCGAATGGACTACCCGACTTGGAAGTACATCAAGGAAGAGGCCGCTCCAGTGCTTGGCACATGTACGGTGAAGCTGACCGATCAGTTTGGGGGCGTTTCAGGTTCTCGTCCAACAGGAGTGCTTCCTTCTGGAATGTGCTATTTCGATACAACATTGGGTCGCCCTGTTTGGTGGTCTGGAGCTGCTTGGCTAGGAGCTGACGGGCTCGCCGCGTGACTCCTGCCGAGCGGCTTCTCATGTCGTTGCAGCGTAAGGTACTCCTTGCGCGACAAGACCCCGTTCATTTTGTCGACTTGGTGCTGAAGGTCGAGACCACACGACAACCTATCGTGTGCGCTCCACATCAGCGTGTCTTGCTCAGGTTTGCAAAGGATCATCCGCGGTGTGTGCTCCTCCTTCCGGTTGCACATTCGAAGACGTTCTCGATGGCAGCTCTCGGCATGTGGGAACTCGGTCGCGACCCTACATGCCGAGGAGCTGTGATCAGCCATACGCAAGGGCAAGCAGAGAAAGTGTTGCGAATGATTCGCGATTACATTCGCACTAGCATCGAGTTGAAAGCCATATTTCCAGATCTGCAGCAAAGCCACCGGTCGGGAGATCCGTGGACCACAACAGCAATTACTGTCGAACGGCCTCCAGGTATACGAGACCCGAGCATGGTTGCACTTGGATTTGAAGGTGCCATTCCGGGATCCCGGCTCAAGTTCATTTTGATAGACGACATCCTGACCCATGAGAACACGGCGACGCGTGAGTCACGAGAGAAGGTCTACGACTGGTGCGACTCTTCGGTCTTCAGTCGAATCGATCCGACACCTGACGCGCGTATCATTGTGACGAATACGGCCTGGCACAATCAGGACGTACCTCATCGTCTAATCGAAAAGGGATGGCCGGCTCTTCGTATGGAGATCGGAGGCTTGATCGAGTTGTATAACACCGATTGGGACTCTGACGACCTCCGACCGGAGCACATATCTAGTCTGTTGTGTCGTCTATCTGCGCGTACAGATACAGATGCGTTGTGGCCTGAGATGTTTTCTGAGGATCGGATCGAGCAGCTTATCCGAGACCACCTCCCTATTAGGTTCAACCAGCTCTATCGCAACATTTGCACTGACGAGCAGTCAGCACGATGCAAGCCAGAGTGGATAGAATTGTGCAAGAAGAACGCACGCGAGCACGGCGTGCATACTTTCGTGTCCGAGTACAAGGGTCCGAACGCAACCTTTACTGGAATCGACTTGGCAGTGTCCCCGGGGGAGGCGCACGACGACACGTGTTTCTTCACGTTCGAGGCATTGCCCGATGGTTGTCGCCGCATTCTGGATATCGATATCGGTCAATATGACGGACCTACGATTGTCTCCAAGCTAGTAGCAAAGCATCGTGCGTATAACTCTATTGTACGGGTAGAAAGCAATGCAGCTCAGGATTATATACGACAGTTCGTACTCAATCAGAACTTGAGCATTCCAATCAAAGCTCATATGACCGGGAGAGCTAAGGCACATCCGGAGCATGGAGTTGAAGGACTGTTCGTGGAGATGTCGAACGGGGCGTGGTTGATACCGAACGACCAGTACGGAAACGTACGCGAGAAGGCTACGCGAATGTTCATCGACGATTGCTTGCAGTATGCGCCTGAAAGGCATACCCCCGACTCGCTGATGGCTTGCTACATGGCGCGTGAGCAAGCTAAGGCTTGGGGGCTTGGGGGGAAGGTGATACCCGGTGGTCGCCCAAACTTGAGCAATTTGCTTTCACGATAGGTCCTCCTTCTAGTATGCAGCGTGTATGGTATCGTTGAGGCATGGAAGATCTTGTGTCATTCTTGCGGTATGTAGCTCAGTCGTTTCCAGTCATAGCTGCGGCGCTAGAGACATTGGCGGTGGAGTGGGCTACGATACAAGGCAAGGATCCAACAAGTTTGATTGAGGCGTTAACTTCACCCACCAAGCGGGAGTCAGTAGCAGACGTACAGCGGCGGAAGTACGATTCAGAACGTCCAACTAAACCAGGGAGTGATGACAAACTATGAGCACCGACAAGAAGTTTGAAAAGTTCGCCAAGAAGCCAGTCAAAGCTGATGATGTTGAGGAAGCACCCGAAGAAGAGGCTAGCAAAGAGCCAGGCAAGAAGGTCAATCCATTGATGGCATGGATCAAGCAGAAGAAGGGTACCAAGTAATGCCAGAAGGCATGCATCCAAAGGCGGTGGCAGGTCTCAAGAAGTGGAGCAAAGGAAAAAAGCTCAGCGAGGTTGCTGACTCTATCGAGCGTAATACCGATGCCGATGAGCCGTACGCGCTGGCCGCTTGGATCAAGCAGAAAGAGATGGGCAAGAAGCAGTACGCTAAGACCTGTCTGTAGGAGGTTGGTATGGACTGTGTGCGCTGCGGACATACAACCGAAGTTGTGCTCACAACGGATGAGCACGGAAATATCATTGTGTTGAGGTATTGCACGCATTGTTGCTGGGGGCAGATCGAACCAGAACCTCCGTCATGAATGACTGTGCGATTCCAATTGTGTTCTCAGGAAACTTGTGTCCTTTCGACCGGCAGTCCGAAGCGTGGCTGTGGCCGTGCAGACTCGATTTGGACGTGACGCCTCTAACACAGTTAAGCATCCTATTTTTTGGGTACAGATTTCTGCGGAACAGTTACCTAGTTGAACTTCACTCTACCCTTCATGTAAGCTGACGCTTCCGGGCTTCGGGCCACGTCGGTAGCAGCAGCCAGGTTGACATTCGCCATCGCAACGTGGCCCCTAGCCTTTTCGTCCTGGTCGGTGCATACTCCAGAGCGGAGGCGTTCAATGCAATTCATCGTACTAGAGGATCCGCTGCGGGGATACGCTCCTGGAACCATCCTTGAGCCAGAACAAGCCAACGCACTGAAAACAAATGGCATAGTTAGTCTTCCGGTTGACCTAACATTATTCGACCGCGGAGTGCTCGGAGGATTCTTCCGTCGCGATTGGGGGCAAGGTCGTATAGCACCTACAGTACCCGGACCGTGTGCCCCAATGGTAATGCACGTCGTGCCAAACATGCACAAGATATGGTGGGCTGCCAAGCTCGAAGCATCGCCAAGGTTGATCGCCGAGATGCGAGCAGGCGAACAAGCTATAGGGCAACTTCGTGTCGTTGTCGATTCGAGTCAATCTGACGTGATGGCGTGTGGACTGTCCAACGAAGCGGGCAGTGTCGTAGACCTGTCGACGCTGGATGTCAACGAGGCATCCGATATCGAAAACGCATGGGTGGTGCGCGGCACTGCGAGGCTTCACGCGCCCAACCCGGGATTCATGGGATTCATGTTGTACGGGCACGCGCGCGAGATGCGCATTCTGTGGACTGCAATATCGCTAACGGAGTAACCATGCGATTTCCAAACAAGTTCGTCCGATATATAGGTGCTGGGTTGTCACCACTACTCGGCTCTGATGTTGACCCGACAACGCTAAGCCCGTACGTGCAGAAGCAATATCTGGGTAACGACAACGTGCTCGTATCTCGCACGCTGAACGTTGGTGGATTTCCTATGCAACGGGTTGCAATCGGATGGTCGTACTCGGGTGCGGGTGCTCCTGCTGTTGCTCCAGTAACGGTATTCATTTGGGATGATAACAGCGAACGTTGGTACAAGGTGTACCACGCGTCTGTAGTATCGATTCCTGTCAACAACATCACCTTCTTGGATGTGTGTACCTTGTTGGACTTTCCGCACACAACACCTGGAGCAGGTATGCTTCCAACGGGCGCACTCGAATATGCAATCTTGGTGGGCGCTCCGGTGGCAGCACCAGACGGCACGTACACAATCATTGCAGGTTGTGACGTGAGCAATCCTGGCGTGTGATGTTGACGTGGCTGTGGTCTTGGGTCGTCTCGAAGTTCTTGCCAGCACACCCAGTCGAAGAGTGTGACACAGAACCTGATATCGAACCTCTGGGCATGGTGTATGTCACTATGTCCGATGAAGCCAAGCGAATGCGCGACGAGATAGCGATGACAATCCTACCAGGGAAAACACCAGTCCCGATCGTACCGCTTAGTGGGTCTATTCGTGCGCGCATAGCAGAGAGGGCATTGCGATGAGTGGAGCCGTTATCCTTCCCGACTCGTACGGATTCGCAAGCTCGTTCGGGCTCAACAACACAACACTTGGTCCAACCTTTCGCGCTCGCTGGATCTGTAGCAACGAACGGTATCGAGAGTTAGATCGAAGGCAATCGTACTACGATTGTACTCAACACGACTGGAAGCAGTACGACTTCGACGGTCGCATCTGTAGACCTGGTCCGCCTACCCAGCAACCGTTACTTGTTACGGAAGCAAGTGGCACATACGTTCCACTAAAAGCACGTCGGCCGTCAAATCCGTATAGGCTCGCGCGCATCATTGTCAGCGCATTCACCAATCTTGTGTTCGGGCAAGGTCGGTTCCCGCAGGTGCGTATTGCAGGCGATGCAGATACTCAAGATTTCTTGCAGTGCTTGTGCAAAGTGTCTTCGCTATCCGTACGTATGGTGCAAGCGCGCAACATAGGCGGCGCTGTTGGGAGTGTTGGGTTGTCGTGGTGCTTCTATAATGGCGCACCAAGAGTGTCAGTCCATTACCCGAAGCATCTGCACGTGCATGATTGGGAAGACCGGGAGCTGCTAGTACCCAAACACGTATCGGAAGTCTACTACTATCCGGACGATGTGTTCGATGTGGCAAAGAACAAGTATGTTCGTAAGTGGTTCTGGTACCGTCGCGACTGGACAACAGAGGCCGACATCACATTTCAGCGTATCGAGTTCAAAGGCGATAAGGATCCAGTCTGGACAATCGACGAGACGTCGACTGTTAGGCATGGCGACGGATTCTGCCATTTCGTGTGGATTCAAAACGAGCCGAGCGAGGATATAGACGGATCATCCGATTATCAAGGTCTGTACGAAAACTTTGATTCAATTGACACGATCTATTCGGTGCTCACTCGCGGAACAACATTGAATCTCGATCCCACGTTGGTTTTGAAAATGGATCTTGACTACTTTCAACGTATGGGAGTCAAGAAGGGGTCCGACAACGCACTATGTGTAGGCGAGAGCGGCGATGCGTCGTACTTAGAGCTGAGCGGGCAAAGTTCGCAGACCGGAATCGACCTGTTCATGTCGATGCGACAATCAACTCTTGAGGTTGCACAATGTGTGATCACCGACCCAGATAAGGTCACAGCAAGCGGTGTGTCCAGTGTTGCGTTGAAGGTCATCTACGCTTCAATGCTTTCCCGATGTGACATGTTTCGCGATCAGTATGGCGAAGGCCTGAGACGCCTATTGGATCAGATGGTTCGTGCAGCACGGACTAGGATAGGAATGACAACGCCCGAAGGTGCACAACTACAATTGACCCTTCCGAAACGTGCTGAGGAACGACAGCTAATCGGGTCAGATGGAGAGCCGACGGAAGAGACTGAAATTGTGATGATCGACCGCAAGCTAGGGAGCGGAGGCTACATCGATCTTGTGTGGGGCGTATATTTCGAACCTACTGCAGACGACCAGACCAAGACAGTCACTACCTTGTCACTTGCAACAGGAGGCAAGGCATTCTTGTCGAAACGTAGTGCTACCGAAATGGCAGCTGCTGCGTTCGCGCTCAATGCCGAAGAAGAGGTTCGTCGAGTGGATATGCAATCGAAGATCGACAAGGTTGCAATGCAAGCCGCAATGGAGGACGCAGACATAGGCGGAAAAGTCGGTGCGCCAAACGAGCTGCCCCCAGGCGCACTCGAACGCCGACCGCAGAATCTTCCTGGGATAGGCGATAAGCCGAAGACGGAGACCGATAGTGGCGTCGCTGTCTAAGCGGCTTGCAGTCACCCGAAAAGCAGGTCTCGATATCGCCGCGAAGACCGGTAAAAAACAGCTCGTGCAAGTCTTGGAACGCGCAACGCTCGATTTGCGGCAACGACTCACTCAGGTGGAAGGTCTCAAAGCTGCAGGACGCGACATTCCATTTACAGAGGAGCGACTTCGATTGACGTTGCTCCAGGTACAAGATGTTACAAGGAGTGTCAAGCGAGGAATCAAGCAAACCGTGCTCGATACCGGGCAGATGGCAGCCGATAAGGCGAGTAACACCTTGCTCGATTACCTGGCTGTAGCAGAGAAGACGTATCGAGGTTTGGCGCAAGTACTTCCACTTGACGAAGCTGCCGTATTCTTTCGAGCTACTAGCGGCGTTGAATCTAGCGTGCTGCATCGACTCGAATCCGACCCTTATCATCCTAGCCAACCGGGCGTTCTAGATAGATACGGTACGGCAACTATTGGGCACTTCGAAGAGTTGCTACAGCAAGGTCTCATTACACGCGAGCATTGGGTGGA